CTTCCAGCACGGTTTCAAGGTGTTGTTTCAAGTTGGCTTGCATGTCGAGCACTTGAACAGATCCGCCCGGATTGTCAATTGTCATCATTGCCGACGGGTCGGCCATCTTCTGCATTTTCTCTTCGTCGTCAAGCCCGATTCCGACCAGCTGCTTGAACGATTGCAGGTGTTGAATGTGGTTGAAGTCGGTTTTCTGAACGCCCGTCGCCAGCGTCGCTTGTCGAAGTTGTTCCGACTCGCCTTCGTGAAAAACGCGCCCGTCGGATGGGTAATTGTTATGAATGCAGATCCAGGGGATGACACCAAAGGGATTCAGGTTTTCCGGGTTGCCTTCGTCTGGTACAAGGTTGAAGTCGCGGTCGTAAGTTGCGTAAAATTCGTCTGTCCACACAACATAATCGTTCCCGCGCTGGTACATGAGAAACGAAAGCCCGAGCGGGTCAAGTTGTGCAGGTAACGCCCATGCGCTTTCGGGCGTCAAAATGTCAACGGTGAGTTTCTTGCGCTCGGGATCGTACAACGGGCGAACAAAGACTTCCTGTGCAACAAAGGATTTCTTGTCAGACGCATCGAAAGCCATGTCGAGATCAACGAAGTTGTCGAAGGGGTCGGGATCGCCGTCAACCGTGCGGGTTGTCATGCGGCTATAAACGCAAGCGATTTGATCTGCGGCCTGTTTCAATACGTTGATTGAAGTGTCGGCACGAAGGCACAACTTTTCGTAAGTCTGTGGGAGAAACAGCTTTTGCAACTCGTCGTCAAGGGCGTGTTTCCAGTCGCCCGCGTAAATGTCGAGCAGGTCGGCAACGTATTCGCGGCGCTCGGTTTGTTCCTGACTCTTGACCAGGTTTTGCAGGTTTTCGCTTGTGATCTTCATCATCGCGCCCTTGTTCGCCGTCGTATCGAACGGCTGTTTCGTCGTCGTGTTCGTTTGGCTTTGTCTTCTCTGTCGTACTGTCGAACCTTGCGAATCGCCCAATTGACACCGGATGTCCCGCCCCACGTTCCCCACGCAACACGGCCCCGGTCTTTCCACGGTGTCGCCTGATATTTCTCCGCGACCTTTGCGTTTTTACGGTGACGATTGAAGCGCGCCATTCTTCGAATGGTTGCTTCGGTCAGGGGTTTCCCGCTGGCAATCTGATTCGCCCGAGTCCACCCGACACGAGTTGCGCCCTTGACCTTCTTTCGCCCGTGCTTGTCGCGCCAGCGTAGCATCTTCCGGGCTTCTGCGATTGCGCCCTTCGGAGGTTTGGCTTTGCGTGTCATGTATCAAACGCTCCATTGTTGCCTTGTGGTCGGCGGGATAATGCTCGGAAAACAATTGATAGACAGCGACGTCAAGGTTGATCTTAACTGTCGCCATCGTCCTGCACCTTCTGTTGTTCCGATTCAACTGCGACAGGTTCGATCTGTTGGTTGTTGCGTTGTTCCTTGACTCGCTTACTGCGATTGGAGCGACTGCGCGGTCTGTTCTTTCGTTTTCGTTTTCCTCGGTTTGCCATTAGAATAGCCCCTCAATCAACTTCATCTGTCGCGGGTCTGTTTCGGGCTTCGACTTCGCCTTTGAACGACGCTCGATTCCAAGCGCCTCCGCAATCCACGATAAAGCCTCGCCGCGTTTGACTTGTCCACTTGTGGCAAAATACACCGTAAAGCCCTCAAGTTGCAAGTGTGCCATTTTCCAACAGTCGCCTTCGTACCCTTTTCCGCGTGTATGGCGACCGCCCGACCACGTCCCGCCCTGAACTTCCAGAACAACACGCTTGTCGCGCCAAACGAAATCGACCTTGTGTCGTGTCATTTTTTGGCTTTTCGAATCCGGGTCTTTTCGTGTCTGTGGAATCAAACGAACCTGTCGCTCGGGCAACGGCAAGCCCTCCGCCTGACACTGTGCAAAGAACAGGTCTTCAACGTGAGATTTCGTTGACTTCTGTTTTCTGGCGGGTCGTTTGGTTTCAGGTAAGAAAGACATCACGCGCCCCCAAACAGGGGAAGCTGAACACGGTTCATTCTTTCCTTGCAAAGTTGGAAATATTCGGGGTCGCGCTCAATACCCACAAAAGCAAAGCCTTCCTCAAGACAGGCCCTTCCAGTCGTGCCGCTTCCCATAAACGGATCAAGCACCACCCCGCCCGGTTGCGTCACAAGTCGGCACAAGTAGCGCATGAGTGAAACAGGCTTGACCGTGGGGTGATTGTTTCTTGTCGGCACTCTTGTTCCTGTGTAAGGCGTGATCCCTGCGCTTCCTTCCTTGCGGTTCGTCTTTTGCCCTGCGCTGGTCGTTGCCCGTGACAAGCCCGCGTCCCTGTCGTCTTTCTGTGCCTTAGCACAATAGAAGAAACGCGCGGAGTCATCGGGAAACACGTCTAGCACTTCGTCGGAGCCGTCGTGTATCAGGTTGGCGGGCCATCGGCCTTGCTCGCTTCCTCCCTGTTCGCTGTTCATGCCGCCATTTGCCCAGATCGCAGTTCTTCCATTTGTTCTGAGTGTTGATTCGTTCCCAATCCTGCAACCGTCAATGTTGATCGCGCCTGTACCGTGTTGCAACACGTTGTCCGCGACCGTGCCCGCAAAAGGCTTACGGGCTACTGTGATCGGCTCTAACGCGGGCTTCAGTGCTGTGCCCCATCCTTCCCACTGTTTCGCGGCGTCGGTGGCGGGTGCGGTGATGTCATGGCCCGGTGTTGCATTCAACCCTACACTGTGAACGGAAGCCAAACGGCTCGGCTTCCGCGCTGCATACTTTGAAGGCCCTACAATCTCACGATCAACCCCTGCCGCCTTGTCGATTGCCTTCGATATATCGTGCGACTTCGGAAAGCCCGAACCGTACACCCATGCAATCATATCGCGGATCTCAAACCCTGCATCCTCGATATTGACGGCCATTCTGTGCTGTGTTCGTGTCCCTGCGAAGGCCAGCAGGTATCCTCCGGGCTTGAGCACACGAAGACATTCCTTCCATATTTCCACGCTCGGCACGTCATAATCCCATCGTTTCCCCATAAAGGCGAGGCCGTAGGGCGGATCTGTGACCACTGCGTCTATACTGTTGTCCTCAAGCTCTTTCATACGTTCCAGGCAATCGCCTTGCATGAGAAACAATCCGTTTTCTTTCATCTTATCCCCTTCCAATCACTCAACCCCCAGCACCTGCGCCAACGATTGCGCGTACACAAGCGACATATCGAACCCGTGAATCTGCTCTTTTGCCGGGTACTGGTTCCACGGTTGCCAGAATCCCCAGTTGATACACGCCGACACGCGGTACACCCGTTCTTCCAGTGACAACGATTCGTCAACTAACCAGTCGTAACAGTGACACCAATGGTTCCGCCGGGGCATTTCTTCGACGATGTACCAGTGAATAAAACGGGCGGAGTATTCGGGCCCGATAATCAAATCAGGATTCGAGACGAAATGAACGCCCATTCGTTGCCCGGCTTTGGTGTAGTTGTCGCGGCCTGTCGCCTGAATCACGCCCCGGCCCTTGTAGCGGGCCCCGTCGCCGGGTTGCGTGTTACCGAGGTTTCGGCCCGTGCTTGTCTGGTATCCGTAGTCGGCTTCGCAGTCCGCGTCGCTTTTCTGTTCGATGTCGTACCATGCCGCGCCCGTCTCCTGCATCGCCCGGCCCCACAGAGCGCAGAACGAAAGGTCGGCTTTCAATCCGAGCAACAACGCGGCCCGATCCATCGTTTCGAGAAACCACGGCATTTTTGAGCGGCTTGTGTAGTCGGATCCCCAACCCTGAAAAGGTCGGTTTCGTTCGGCGTAGTATCGGCGCGCGGCTTCGTTGCAAGCGGCGTTTGCCTGTTCGAGTGTGAGTATCAAAGTATCTTGACTCCGTTGTTTTCCAGTCCGATGACAGCATAGCGCAAAGCGTCGCGGGCGTGGTCGTAAAGCCCGTCTTTGACAGGGACGTTCGCTTGTGTCCCGGCCTGTTTGTCGGGATATTTCGACGCCTGCAACGCCCGGATAATTCCGCGCTCGTGCTTGCACTTGCTGTCGATGTAAAGGGAAGGCATTCCGCTGTGTGGCATGAGTTTCAAACGTATCTGGTCAATACCGTAGGGAATCCAGCGTTTGCGCGGGTCGTAGGTGGCCAACACTTTCCAGCCGTCGCCCTTGAACAACGACACGTCTGAATAGCCTTCAACGATAGATGCAGCCGCGCCCGCCGGGTCAACGTAGGCAAGACCGCGTCGCCATTGATTGCGCGCAAACTTCTTTTTGACCAACTCGACAAGCTGGCGGGTTGATATGTTCGTCGGTTGGTCTTCGTCGATGATGTGCATACACTGGCGGCTGTTGTGCTCTTTACAGAACGGGAATACCTGGAAGTAGAGAACCGAGGGGTTTCGATAACCGAAGTCAACGGCGATGTTGACAGGAGTCTTCGGGTCAACCGCCAGCTTTTGAACATGAATCGACGTGTTGAAGTCCGCGAAGACACCGCCAGACAAATGCACGAATTGCCCGCCGACGTACATATCAAACAGGGAAGCCGAATAGCTGCGTTCCATCTGGTCGATATAGTCGTCGGGGTTGTGGATGTTGTCTTGTGTTCGGGCGTTGATTATGGCGCGATCATCGGGCCTTGAGTCGCTTCCGAACTCATCGAACAACCAGTTCATTTCAGGCGTCGTCGTCAAAAAGCCCTGGTGTCGGATTGCGCCCGGTTGTCGAAGTCTGGCGAGCAGAGTTGCATAAGCCATTCGCTTTATATAACGGGCTTCGTCAACCCAAAACCATGCAAGGTTGGAACCGTCGAGCGTTTCGGGCCTATCCGCGCTCGCATACCAAACTTTCCCGCCATTGTGCAGAATGAAGACACGGTCGCCCTTTCTGTGTTCCTTGATCGCCTGTTTCGGTAGGGTTTCGAGGAATGAGGGAAGGGAAAGGCGGGTCAACATGTTGTAAGT